GATATTATCATGTGGTATGAAGGATATTGGGAAGTTGAAAATACAAATGCTAACCAATTATTTGTAGGTAAAGATCCAGCATACCCATACAATGAAAACCCTTTAAACCCAGGATTAGAAAACTTTGGTTCTAATTTATCTATTATGTGTGTATGTCATTATGTACCTGCTGATAGAGTTCAAATTACAAAAGAAAGAATATAAGATATGCCACCAACTAGAAAACCAAATCCAAAATCCCAAAAACAGATCTCGAATGGTTTGGTAGACCCTTATGTTTTTCCGGAAACAAGTGGTTCTTTAGGTAACCCAAATATTCCTTCAGAATTTAACCAATTTACAGATACAAAACAAAGTGGAATCGATTTCAATCGTTCTGAACAAATGTCATTTAAAGATGATCCTACAAAACCATTTACTATAGGATTACAAGATATAGATGAATCTATAATGTACTATTTTCAAAATGTTATTCGCCCTACAGTTTACCAAAATGGTGTACGAATCCCCGTTCCTGTTATATATGGTGCCCCTGAACGTTGGAAATCAGTTCAAAAAGACGGTTACTATAAAGATAAAAATGGTGCTATTATGTCTCCTTTAATCATGTTTAAAAGGGATACAATTGATAAAAACCGTTCCTTAACAAACAAATTAGATGCCAATTCCCCCCATTTATACTCATCTTGGATGAAAACATATAATGGAAAAAATGCATATTCTAATTTTAGTGTATTAACAAACCATAAACCTGTAGAACAATTCGTAGTTAATGTAGTCCCAGATTATGTAACTCTAACATATAGTTGTGCTATCCAAACATATTACGTTGAACAATTAAATAAAATAATTGAAGCCGTTAATTATGCATCCGACTCTTATTGGGGAGACCCAGAAAGATTCAAATTTAAAGCATCTATTGATTCATACTCTACTACAGTAGAAATTGCAGATGGTACAAATAGAGTTATAAAGGGAACATTTACTATTAAATTATTTGGATATATAATTCCAAACACAATACAAAAAGAACTTACAGCTATTAAAAAATACAATAGTAAAACTCAGGTTATTATTGGTATCGAAACAGTTAATAATATAAATAACATATAATGGCAGCAAAATCAAAAACACAATCAACAATTTCATTTAACAGAAAACCAAAAAAAAGAAGACCGGGAGTTCACTCCAAGTCTAAAACAAGTAAATGTAAAAACAGTAAAAATTACAAAAAACCATATGTTTTGCAAGGAACATAATATATTTATAATAAAATAAATTTATGTCAATAGTTTCAGAAAAAAAGTTTTTAACAGAAGAAGAAAAAAGTACGTTAAAAGACATCCAACAAAAAACCCAATCATTAGTACTAGAGTTAGGAGAAATTGAAATGGTTAAATTACAACTTGAAGATCGCCATGAAAGTGCTAAAACATTTTTAAAAGATCTTTCAATAAAAGAATCTGAGTTTTCTACGTCTTTAATAGACAAATATGGTAAATTTACCCTTAACCCAGAAACAGGCGAGATTACTAAATTAGATTAATCTAGTTTGAAACACGCTATATTTATAATAAAATAATTCATTGCAATGGCAGAAACAATTGTATCACCTGGTGTATTATCTATAGAGAATGATCAATCCTTTATAACTCAATCCCCCATACAAGCGGGTGCCGCTATTATAGGCCCAACAGTTAAAGGTAAAGTAGGTATTCCAACATTATGTACAACTTATAGTGATTATTTAAATAAATATGGTTCTACATTTTTAAGCGGAAGTCAAACATATTCATATTTAACATCTCTATCCGCATTTAACTACTTTAATAGTGGAGGAGGTTCATTATTAGTAACTCGTGTGGTAAGTGGAAGCACAACTACAGCTTGGACCCCAGCATCATCCTCATTTATTTCAGCTTCATCGCATGCCGCAGGAGCTCCATATAATACCGATGTATTTATATTAGAAACATTGGCTGAGGGAGGAATAATGAATAGCGTTGGTCCTACAGGATCAAATGGAACTTTATTAAGTGGATCAGCAGATAATTTTAGATGGCAAATATCTTCCCCAAACATTAACTTAGGAACATTTACATTATTAATTCGACAAGGAAATGATACAACGTTATCTCCTTCAATATTAGAAACCTGGACAAATTTATCATTAGATCCATTAGCCCCAAATTACATCGAAAGAGCTATTGGAAATCAAACAGAAAACGTAGCAGTAGATAATGGTGAATATTATGTTCAATTATCAGGAAGTTATACTAATAAATCAGCATATGTTCGTGTTAAACAAGTAAACCAAACTACCCCAAGTTATCTTGATAATAATGGAGCACCAAAATCCCAATTTACCGGTTCAATCCCCACAACACAAAGTGGAGTTTTTGGGGATGGAAAAGGAAGTAATCTCCCTACATTTGCCGCCGGTGCATATTATGAAAATATTTCAGATACAAACATTCAAGGTTTAAAAGCCAATGATTATACAGAATCTATTTCTTTATTAGCAAATAAAGATGCTTACAATTATAATTTTATTACTACCCCTGGATTAATAGGAGACTCAACATTCTACCCATCCCATTTCCCTGTAATTCAACAGTTAAATACAATGGTCCAAAATAGAGGAGATGCAATGGCTATTATCGATATAGTAGGATACAACTCTAATATCATCCCAGTAACCTTAAATGCTCTTAATTTTGATACTTCATATGTAGCAACTTATTGGCCTTGGTTAAAAATTAATAATCCATCAACTGGTCAACAAAATTGGATTCCAACCTCAACATGGATCCCTGGAGTATATGCCCAAAATGATACTATCGCATATCCTTGGTTTGCCCCCGCAGGAATTAATAGAGGAATTATGCCTAATGTAATTCAAGCTGAAAGGGTATTAACTCAAGGAAATAGGGATTTATTATATCAAAATAATGTAAACTCAATTGCAACTTTTCCTAACACCGGAGTAGTAGTATTTGGACAAAAAACATTGCAAAAGAAAAGAAGCTCTTTAGATCGTGTAAATGTAAGACGTTTATTAATTGAATTAAAAAATTATATTTCCCAAATAGCCGATTCATTTGTATTTGAACAAAACACCGAAGCTACAAGAAATGAAATTTTATCATTAATAAATCCCTATTTATTTGTTGTCCAACAACAACAAGGGTTAACCTCTTTTAGAGTAGTGATAGATGAAACAAACAACCCACCTAGTGTAGTAGATCAAAACCAATTAATTGGACAAATTTATTTACAACCTACTAGAACAATTGAATTTATTATATTAGACTTTAATATATTACCTTCGGGAGCAACGTTTCCATAATAATAATATATTTTAGAAAAAAAATTAATATTTATAATAAAAAAATAAAATGGCAAATTTTACAACTTCACCAGGAGTAGCAATTAGTGAGATAGATAATACGTTTTTAACGGGTCAACCGGTACAAGCGGGAGCAGCTATCATAGGCCCAACAGTAAAAGGCCCATATGAAACTCCTACCTTAGTAACTTCATATTCTGATTTTACAATGTTATTTGGAGATACTTTCATAAGTGGTGGTAATTCATATTCATATCTTACTTCAATTGCAGCATATAATTATTTTAATTATGGTGGTACTTCATTATTAGTAGCTAGAGTAGCAAGTGGATCTTTTAGTGAAGCAACAAGCACATCAGCTACAAACTACTTTACATCATCATCATTTTCACTTGGAACTATTTCCGAAGGAATAATTATGAACAGTTCAAGTTCTTTAGATGCCTCTGGATCATTAGCTTCAGGATCTGTAAATAATGTTAGATTTGAAATTACAAATTCAAATACAGGATCAGGTACATTTAATGTATTAATTAGAAGAGGAAATGATATTACAAATAATAAAGTAGTACTTGAAGCTTTTAATAGTGTTACTTTAGATCCTAACTCAAGCCGTTACATTTCTAAAGTAATTGGTGATCAAGTATTAAATTACGACCAGGCTAATACCCAAATGCAATTATCAGGAAGTTTTACAAATAAATCCAGATACGTATATGTTAAATCGGTTAATTATAATACACCAAACTATTTTGATGCTAATGGGGTTGCAGTAAGTGCATATACAGCATCAATTCCAATAAATGGAAGTGGTTCATTTGATGGTGCCACAGGAACAGTATTATCAACATCTCCAATTAATTTTTATGATGCTATAAATTCATCTAATACTCAAGGTTTAATAGGTGGTGATTATAATAAAATGATTGCTTTACTTGGAAATAGAGAAGCATACCAATTCAATGTTTTATTTACCCCAGGACTAACAAATGATAATCATACATCACAAATCACTAGCGTTATTACAAATACTATCTCTAGAGGAGATAATTTATTTGTATTTGATTTAGTAGATTATAATAGTACTGTAGGAGATGTAATCACACAAGCTCAATCAAGAGATACTTCATATGCCGCTTCATATTGGCCTTGGGTTCGCATTTCAGACCCATCAACAGGAAAACAAGTATGGGTACCAGCTTCAACTGTAATCCCAGGTGTATATGCTTTCAATGATAAAGTATCGGCTCCATGGTTTGCACCTGCAGGTATTAATAGAGGTGGTTTATATACAGTATTACAAGCTCAATACAAATTAACTCAAGGACAAAGAGATACACTATATGCTAATAATATAAACCCAATAGCTACATTGCCAAGACAAGGTGTTGTAGTATTTGGACAAAAAACATTACAAAAAGCTCAATCTGCTCTTGATCGTGTAAACGTAAGACGTTTGATGATTGAATTAAAAAATTATATTCGTCAAATTTCTGATACTATAGTATTTGAACAAAATACATTGTCAACAAGAGGTTCATTTATAACTAGAGTAACACCATTTTTAGAAAGAATTCAACAAAAACAAGGATTATATGCTTTTAAAGTTATTATGGATGATTCTAATAATGGCCCCGCAGTAATTGATCAAAATCAACTTGTAGGACAAATTTATATTCAACCAACACGCACCGCTGAATTTATTTCATTAGATTTCATCTTGCAACCAACAGGAGCTGAATTTCCTGGATAAAAACTAAAAAATTCAATATTTATAATAAAATTAAAATAAAAAACCAATGGCAATTTTAAATTATTCAGATATCTTTTTTACACCTTTTGAACCTAAACAGTCAAATCGTTTTATATTAAAAATGGATGGTATACCATCATATTTAATAAAAGGAGTAGGAGCAGTATCATTAACTCAAACCGCAGTTGCTCTTAACCACATTAACATCCAACGTTATGTAAAAGGAAAATCTGTTTGGGGTACAATTGCAATGACATTATATGAATCTATAACCCCATCTGGAGCACAAGCTGTAATGGAATGGATACGTTTAGGTCACGAATCCGTAACAGGTAGAGATGGTTACTCCGATTTTTATAAAAAAGACTTACAATTCCAAGTAGTCGGTCCAGTTGGAGATATTGTTTCTGAATGGATGATTAAAGGAGCAATGGTAACGGATGTTAATTTTGGAGATTATAACTGGGATGATGATGGAACTGCTGTCAACATTGCATTAACAATTCAACCAGATTATTGTATCTTGAACTACTAAGAACAAAACAACAAAATTAAAAAGAGCTCCAAAGAAATTTGGAGCTTTCATTTTTTTATTATATATTATCACATTAACACGTTAATTAAACTATATCTACCCATATTTATAACATATGCTACAACATGAAATTAAATAATTTACGTGCGTTAATAAAAGAAGAATTAAGTAAAAAACTTAATGAAGAATACCAAGACAAATATAAAATGATTGGTATGCTAATCACTAATATTGATTTACGCCCACAAAAAGAAATATACTCAGATATCCGTTCAATCCCCGGGGTTACAGTTATATCATCTAAAGAACCTTTAGAATTTAATCAACAAGATCAATCAAAATTCCAAGCTATAATGACTGTAAAAGTAGATGGTTATCCTTGGATTGCAAAAAGTGGTTTTGATCGCTCAAAAATGGAAGAAATACGTAAAGAAATATTAAAAGTAAAAGGAGTTTTATCATTTAATGTAAATCCTGATAATATTACTGCTCTTTAATATATGTATATAAGACAAATAAGTTATAACAAATAAAAATTATGGAAGAAGAAAAATTTAAAACCCCAACAGAAACTATTGAATTACCATCTAAAGGATTAGTTTATCCAAAAGATTCTGAATTATCAAAAGGTGTAATTGAAATGAAGTATATGACGGCTAAAGAAGAAGATATTCTTTTAAACCCAAATTATATTAAAAATGGTACAGCTATTGATAAATTATTAAAAGCTATGATTGTAACTCCAATTGAATATAATGAATTAATTGTTGGAGACAAAAATGCTATAATGGTTGCGGCCCGTATTTTAGGATATGGTTCTGAATATGTTTTTGAATATAATGGTGAAGAACACAGTATTGATTTATCTCAAATAAATCCAAAACCATTTGATGAAAAAGATTTTACACAAGGTGTAAATGAATTTCCATACACTTTCCCATTTTCTAAAACAGAAATCACTTTTAAATTACTAACCCACAGTGATGAACAAAATATTTCCCGTGAACTTGAAGGGCTTAAAAAAATAAATAAAGATTTCTCTCCCGAACTATCTACCAGAATGAAATACATGATTACCTCAGTAGGTAATAGTCGGGAACCAAAAGTAATTAGAGAATTTGTAGATAATCATCTACTAGCTCGAGACTCAAAATCATTAAGAGGACATATTAAGAAAATTCAACCCGACGTTGATTTAACTTTTTTTCCCACCGGAGATTCGATTGGAGTCAATATTCCAATTGGGCTTAAGTTTTTTTGGCCTGACTTCGAATGATCCTAATACATCAATAATAAAATTACAAATATATAAGCAAATTCACCAAATTTGTTTTTATGGTAAAGGTGGATATAGTTGGCCCGTGGTTTATAACATGCCCATCTATATCCGCCGTTTTATTTTTAATGAAATAAAACAATTTTATGAGGAGGAAAAAGAATCCCATAAAAAGGCCTCTTCAAAATCCTCCAATTTAAAAAACTCAGAAACCCAATCTTTTAATATGGGATCCCCATCAAAGTCCAACCCCAAGGTATTATATAAATAAAATTAATATTTTTAATATTTATAACAAAACATTTTAAGATATGGCTACTAATGATGATGCTAAAGAGTTAAAAAGTATTACTGATCAATTAAAGGAAAACATTAAAAGTATCAATGATGGGTTAAAATCTACTGATAGTATTGTTAAAAGTACTTTAACTCCTTTTGAATCTTTAGTTACTATATCTCAACAACTTGTTGATCACAAATCAAAAGAAAATGAATTAGATGAAAAGGGACTTGATAATTTAATTAAAAAAGTTCAAGAATCAAATAAATCTTTAAAAGATTCCCAAAAATCTCTTTCAGATAGAGCAACTTCACTTGCTAAAGAAAAAGATATTTTAGAAAAGACTCAAACTAAACTTCATGGTAATTCTAAACTTTATAAAGCTGCAGTAAAAAGTCTTGAAAAGGTAACAAATGAAATTAACGCTAATAATAGGGCCCAAGAGGACCTAGCAGAAAGTATAGCTAGTACTGTTAGTGAAGTTGAAAACTTAGAAAAAGGATTAAAGAAAGCAGCTCAAAAAGCAAAAGAATTTGAAGCGTTAGGTAAAATTGGAAAACAATTAGATAAAGTATCTACCCCTTTAGATGGAATGCTTAATCCTTTAAATTTAATTAATAAATTAATAGGATTTATATTCGGTGCTATTGTTGAAACTGATGAACAATTAGGAAAAACGGCCAAAAGTATGAACATGACATACACGGCCGCTGCAAATTCTAGAGGTGAAATGGTGAAAATGGCCCAGGCCTCTAATGATGTTTTTGTAAATTCTGCTCATATAGAAGAAACGTTAGTTTCTATTAATGATTCTTTAGGTTCAAATGTTGCTTTTGAAAATATGTCTGAATCTTTTCAAAAAGATGTAACATTTTTATCTAAAATGTCTCATTATGCTGGTTTAACAGCTGATGAGGTTAATGATATATCCAAACTAACATTAGCAACCAATCAAAGTGCCGAAAAATTTACTGGAGAATTAATGGGTCAAGTAAAAATTTCAGGAATTCAAAAAGGTATTATACTAAATGAAAAAACAGCATTAAAAGAAATATCTAAAACCTCAGCTGCTATTAAAATGTCATTTCATGGATCTGCAAAAGGATTAGGTGATGCATATGCTAAAGCAAAGGCATTAGGTACTTCTTTAAATAAAGTAGATGACATTGCCGGAAGTATTCTTAATTTTGAAGAATCTATTGAATCCGAATTAAGTGCAGAATTATTACTTGGTAAAGATTTAAATTTAGAAAAAGCCCGTGAAGCAGCTTTAAACAATGATTTAGCAACCCTTTCAGATGAAATTGCTAAAAATGTTGGTGATTCTGCTCATTTTGCTAATATGAATCGAATCCAACAAGAGGCAATTGCAAAAGCCGTTGGAATGAGCCGTGAAGAATTAGCTTCTTCACTTATGGAACAAGAAGCATTAAAAAATATAGGTGCTGCATCTGTAGAAGATGCTAAAGCAAAATATGATAAGCTTCGTGAAACTATGACTGCTGAAGAAGCATTAAAAGCCTTAGGGGATGAACAATTAGCTCAACAGTTTGAACAACAGTCTATTCAAGAACAATTAGGAGCAGCTCAATTGAAAATGGCTGATGAAACTATGCCTAGTATATTAACAACTTTAACTACAATAAATACAAATTTTCAAACAATGTTTGATAAAGTTAAAGAAATTATTAATTCACTTGGAGGGATGAAAACAATTTTAGTTGTAATTGGATCTATTATAGCCTTAAAACTAGTTAAAGGTGTGTTTGATTTTATTAGTGGGGCTAAAAATGCAATGAAAGTATTAAAAGAAATAAAGGTTTTAGAAAAAATAAATGCTGGAATTTCTATTGTAAGAAGTGCTTGGGCATCAGTAGGTGCTGTCCCTGTTGTTGGTCCCGTATTAGCGGCTGGGGCCATTGCCGCGGGAATGGCGGGATTATATTCTTTAATGAATGATGGTATAATTTCCCCATCAACTGGAGGTAGTGGTTACGGAAGTAGAGTCTTATTTGGTCCAGAAGGAGCTATTTCATTTAACAATAAAGATTCAATTGTTGCTGGAACTGACCTATTTAAAGCAAATGATATGGTGTCTGCTCCTCAAGGTGCCGTTCAAATTGCAAGTAGCAATAATTCATCTAGAGATATAGCTGACTTAAAAAGCTCTATAATGGCTTTAGCAAGTCGACCAGTAAATGTAGCAATTGATGGTAAAAAAGTAATTGAAGCTACAACAGGAGCTCAACCAAATACACAAGGTTTAGAAGCATCTAAAAACAGTTACCAAATCCAATAAAATATAATATTTATAATAAAATTAAAAACAAATAATCATGGGACTATTAAACAAATTACAAACTGTTGGATCTGCATATACCACATATGACGGTAATACTCCTCCAATAAATCCATTAGCTACTAAATATTCTAATTTACATGGTAACCTAGCAGGAGCAGTAAATGGAGGGTACTCATTAAATGGAGGTCCAACTTATCAAAGTGTTAATACTGCTTATCAATCTTATGATGATGGAATTGTTAATCCCCTCCCATTACCTTCATTAGAAGATTTAAATGGAGTTCCTCCTACAATAGCAAACCATAATAATTTTTCTCCAAACTCCTCTACACAAGCTTTACCTTATTTAAATAACCAACCTATATAAACTAAAAGATCATGGGTTTAAAAGATAAACTTGAAACCGTAGGATCTGTTTATTCAGTTAATGATGGGAACGTAATTACCCCAAATCCATTATCTACAAAATATTCTGGATTACATTATGATTTTAAAAATGATAAACCTGGGTATTCAACTATAGGATTTGAAAATGAATCGGGTGTAATAAATACTCAAGTAAACAACCAATATGTGTCATACAATGATGGGGTTTTTAATCCTTTACCATTACCCTCAAATCTTGATTTAGATGATCTTGGTGATCCCAAATATAAACTTATATATGGGAGAGGAAATAAATATGAAAACCAAACACACATTTAACCATGGGACTTTTTCAAATATTAACTGACCCTGGAACTTTTAAATTCTATGTGAATGGAAATTCAAATACAACATTTGGAGATTCCAATCAACCATATGTCATAACCCCACCCCCAGATGAGGTAAAGTTTCTTACTCCTATTAAATATGAAAAATCCACTAAAAAACTTGTTGGCGGATTTACAACAACAGGAACCCAAAGCAACTTATTCCCATATTTAGGTTCAGTATTTGCATCATTACCTAATCAAATTAGATATAACCCAAAATCATGGGGTCCCGATTTTTTAAATAGAGGTAATTTATTTGGATATTTAAGAGCCGCAGATGATGTAGAAAGATTAACTAAATATTTTTTTGATTTTAAAAGTTTTAGTGGTCCCTTATTTATTATAAAACAAAATTTACTTTCTACTATAGGAGTTAAAACAGAATCCTCAAGAGGAGCAGCTTATGGTGGTGGAATAATTAATGAAGGTATATATTCACCAACATCTACTATAGCTCAAGCCGGTGTTGGATTTTTAGGAGTCTTTTTAAATAAACAAGGTATTGATCCTACAGGATTAACTCCTCAATTAAAAATAAACACCTACCAAGATTCTATTTATTCACGCCAATTTAATGAATCTTTCCCAGTTTTCCTCCAACCCAAAAATCGCCTAATAGCCCTTAGTGATAAAACTGCTAAAATTTATGGGCCTGGAAAACTTGATTACCCAAATGATACCCTTTTTGTAGGTTATACTCTTTTACCAAATGCTGATGTACTTCTTAAGTATGATGGAGGTCCTGGGTCTGTTTATGGGATTGGAAACACTAAAATAAACTTTGCTACAGATAATACGGGAAAAAATCCATTAAAAACATTAGCTAATTTTAAAGATTTATTAAATTTAAACAATGATGGTAATTTTTCAACCCCACTAACATGGACTAGACTAGATTTTAATTCCCAAGTACCTAATGAGAGCTTTGAAACCCTTCCAGATTTTAGAGAAAAACTTTTTAATCAAACTCCATCATCCTCAATTGCAAAAGGAAATATAAAAACTTTTTTAAGTTCTACTTCACATTACGATCTATTAAGCACCAGAACTACAACAGATAATTCTGTACCAACACCATATACTACTAACATTGAAAAAAGAATTAATCTAGGAAACCCGAGTAAAAGAGGAAATAGATCTAACCCATTAAAAGGAAAAACAGAATTTACAACAAATAAACTTATAGGACCCCAAGATTTAATCAACGCCTCTCCTATATATTCCAACGAACTCCCTGACTTAGATAACCTCTTCCTTAAAGATTTAATTGATTTCAATATTGGGGTGTACGATAATTCAAAAATTGGAAATCAAAAGTTTCTCCCTTTAAATTTTATGCATTTTAGAGTTTTTCTTAATGACTTTTCAGATTCTTATAATGGGGAATGGAAGGCACTTGATTATGTGGGAAGGGGTGAAAATTTTTATAAATATAGTGGGTTTAAAAGAGACATTAATATCTCCTTTACTGTAGCAGCATCTACTAAAGAAGAATTAATGCCTATATATAATAAATTAAATTATTTAGCTTCTTCTGTAGCCCCTTATTATTCACCACAGGGATATATGAGTGGAAATTTCCACCAAATAACCCTAGGAGATTGGCTAAACCAACAACCAGGATTTATATCTTCAGTAGACTTATCAATCCCCGAGGAATCTCCATGGGAAATTAATTTAGAAAAAGATGATAAAAAAAATGAATCACAATTTGTCCAACAACTCCCACATATGGTAGAGGTAAAAATTAAATTTACTCCAATCCATAAATTCAGACCAAGTATACAATCTACTCCTTCTACTATCCCAGGACCTGAAAGATATTTTGGATTGAACCAAACCGAAAACCCCCCTTCATATATCTCAGCACAAGATCTACAATCCGAAGATATTTTAGAAAATACCCCATTCTCCCCTCCATATACACTAGAGCGCCCAGCAAGTACTCTACGGGAACGTACACTAGAAGATGATATATATTACAATTCCCCATGGAAAACCACCGATCCTAGTTCGTTATCTCCCATTCAAAAGAGATCAAGAATTAGACTTTAAAATCCCTCCCTTAAAATGAACAGATATAACGTCGCCCAAGTAATCCAAACCCCAGAAAATCCGAAAAGAAGATTTACAAATATTAAATATCCTGCGATTTTAACATCCCCTTCTGATATTTATGTATATACAACACAAGGTGATAGATATGATATTTTAGCTTCAAATTATTATAATGATTCTTCTTTATGGTGGGTAATAAATAGGGCAAACCCAAACCAACCATCAGATTCATTATATCCAATTATTGGAACTCAATTAAGAATTCCATCATCAGATAGAATCTTATCAATTATATCAACCTATGAAGATTTAAATGAATTAATATAAAAAAGTTATGGCTATAATAGGAGACCCAATTGAAGATTATGTTAAAAATCAGATTCTTATTAGACAAAATACTCATGGTGCGGGTATTAATAATTTACGCCCAGATCTAGACATATTAACAACAAACCTACCAACATCCTGGATAAAACTAGCATCTGGGGTCTCAGTAAAAGAATCTAAGTTAAAAACTCTAGGATACAGTGAAGCTGAAATTAAATTTTTAAAAGGAAAAGGTTTAGCTAAAAATCATGTTTTATTTAGCGGGCTGTCACAGTATAACGAAACAGAAACTTTAATTCAAAAATCAGATTTTATTGGAGATAATGGAACATATATTCCTGATAAAGAATGGGGAATAATCCCAATGCCTGGTATAATCAGTGCTGATATTAAGTCATTAAATCGAGGATCTTTAAAAAAAGCAACAGTTAAATTTATTGCTCAATCAAGAAACCAACTTACTGTTTTAGATATTCTTTATTTAAGACTAGGATATACAGTTTTATTAGAATGGGGAAATTCATTTTATAAAACCTATCAATCAGGTGTAAAAGATGACCCTAACACCCCAACCGATGAAAGATTTACAACCGAACAAATGGGTCCTACACTTATTGAAAGTAATTCAAAATTTTTTAGTGATGGATGGGCTAAAAATACTCATAGGGAGATCTTACCACAAATAGAATCATTAAGAGATAAACATCAAGGGAACTATGATGCATTATTAGGTAAAGTTTCAAATTTTAATTGGTCTTTCAATAATGATGGTTCATATGATGTAGAATTAACTATAATAAGCTTAGGAGATGTAGTAGAATCTTTAAAATCTAATGTAATAGCGGCTACAGACACATTAGAATATGTTAATAGTAACTCATTAGGTTTTACCAATGAATCAAGTACTTTAGACCAACATAGAAAAGATAACATTATATTATCTCTTCTTCATGTTTTTAGACTTCAAAACCTACAAACACAAGACTCAACAAAAATTACGATAGAAACCAAACAGAAAGATCCTCCTGCTGTTCAACCTACTGCAAATCTTGGAAATCTACTACAAACAGGACCGGCAATCATAACTACAGCAGATTGGACTTATAAAATAACAGCGCAAGTAGGTATTAGGAATTTTGCTACTAACGCCTACCTTCCATCAGGAGGAATATTTAGAAAGGATTTATTATTTTCCTCGGCTACAAAAACATTTAAAGACCCAGCATTACCCCGTCTTTCACCATTAGTTGCTCCTATTAATCCCCCTACAACCCCCGGGGTTGGATGGTTCCCAAGAGATCTTACTTCACCAACAATAGCAAAAGGAAAATATCACCAAAATAAATCAGTAATTGAACTTAAATCCGAAAAGGCGTATTATGATATTGTAGATGAAAAGAAATTTAGTCAAATAGAACATGAGTTATACCTAATAAATCTACCCCAAGGAATTAAAACTGATCCTATTTCACTTTTTATTAAAAAATTTATAGATGATTTTAATGCCGCCACAGCAGATACTGATTTTACATTTACAACTTCTACAAATATTACATATAAAGTAAAAGATTTATTTCTCTTCCCCAACAAACCAGATAACCTTCCACCTCCTGTTGATCAACTTCGCCTCCCTGAATTTTTTGGAGCAATATTATTTATCCAGAAATTACAAAATCAACCCACTTATGCTCCGTCAAATAAAAATTCAATACCAAACCCATTAAAAAATACTGGATATAAAATAAAAGATGCTTTTGTTTTAAAATTAGATATCCCTCAATACTATATGAGATTTGGTTATTTATTAAATCTTGTTGAACAAAAAGTTGTTACTAGAATAGACCAAGGCCAGAGCACACACAATGACAACCAAAATTTATTTAATATAAACTCAACCTCTTCACCTATGCTTTGTTTACCTGATCAAATATCTTTTGATTGGAGAAAATGCATAGTAAGTAGAAAGGATTTTAACCGAGCAAGTTGGTCATGGGATCAAACCATATTTCCTGAATTAGAAGTATGGGCAGGTAATAATCAAACGGCCAATGCTATGAATGTATATTTAAATTTTGAATTTATAGCTGAAAGTTTAACTTCAAATTTAGATGAAAAAGGAAATATTTCTGTATATAATTTTATTAAGTCTTTATGTGATGGTATAAATGTTTCCTTAGGAGGAGTTAATAATTTAGAACCTATAATAGATGAAAATTCTAACACATTAGAAATTCTTGATTCCTCCCCAAGTAATCACCAACCTAATGAATCAACATCTTATGAATTAAAATTATATGGATATAGCAAACAAAATTATTTTGAAGACCCTAGAGATGCATCTACATTTGTAAGAAAAGTTGATTTAAAAACAGCCATCACCCCAGAATATGCAACCATGGTTACCGTTGGTGCTACTGCTGGAGGGTATGTTAAAGGAGTAGAAGCTACAGCATTTGCACGGTGGAATGATGGTATACTAGATAGATTTAAAGAAAAATTAATTGCGGCCGATAAGGATGTAGCTAAGACAAATGCTTCGGGAAATGAAAATGAAGACACAATTGCAAGTTTTGAACGTGCTATGGCTTATACTGCAAAATGTTTTGGAATAGAAGGTAATGGGAGGATATGGGAAACGTTTCCTTAATTAAAAAATTAATATTTTAATATGCCTGGAAAATTTACAGATTCACTTATTGGAGAAAATTTAAAAGTAGCTACTGAATACTTTAAAGCAATGGTAGCAGACCCCAAAAATAAAAACTCTGGAGGTTCTATTGGGTTTATACCCTTTAAAATTAGTTTTACGATGGATGGACTTTCTGGAATTAAAATCTACAATTCACTTACAGTAGATACAAGTTTTATGCCCATAGGATATTCTAACACTTTAAGATTTATAGTAACAGGAGTAGATCACAAATTAAACCAAGGAGATTGGGAAACAACTTTAAATACAACTTTAATCCCTAAAACAGATACAATTAGTAAAATAACAGGAAGCCTAAAGTTTAAAGTTCAAAAAGAAGCAGCTGTTTCTCCTGTAAACCATGTTGACCCTGTTAATCCTGTAACCAAATCTAACAACAAATATGGAGGTAATAGAGGAGACTTTATGGCATGGGTACCAGGACCAAACTATCCTGATCCATCAAACACTAACAATTTTATAGGTATAGACCCACTTACTAACAAACCAAAACCATCATTTAACCCAGCCAGAAGAAAAATGCTTTTAGAGTTTGAACAAGGTATAAGACCTAATGGATATGTAATAGAAGTTTATAAGGATGGATTATCTTCAAATAATAGTAATAAAGGAAAATTAATGTCCCATGCTAATGGATCAAAATTTACTGAAAATGAAAATACTTTATATTTTAAACAAGTTTTAACAGGCCTTGGAGCCCCACTTACTACCGGTAATTTATTATGGATGAAAAATTGGAGAAGAGCTGAAGGAGCAAATTGCGCTTATAATGGATGGAACTCTAAACATAAGATTACTGTTGGTACTCCATCTACCAATTGCACATCGGTAGGGGTACAATCTTATAAAACTTGGAATGATGGAGTCTTAGCAACCATAAAAACTCTTACCAATGGAAATTACCCAACCGTTATAAAAGCATTAAGGGCAGGATTAGTTGGTTGGGATGATGGTTTAGAATTAGCAATATTAGTTTCTAAATGGGATATGGGAGTTGTACCTGCTAAATGGCAATAAATAAACTTTAATATGCCTGGAAAATTTACAGATTCACTTATTGGAGAAAATTTAAAAGTAGCTACTGAATATTTCAAAGCAATGGTGGCTGCTTCTGAAAATGACTTTAATAATAAAATTAAAGATTCTGGAGGTTCTATTGGGTTTATCCCATTTAAAATCGGCTTTACAATGGATGGGCTTTCTGGAATTAAAATTTACAATGGGCTCACAATAGATACAAGTTTTCTTCCTATTGGATATTCTAATACTTTAAGATTTATAGTAACGGGAGTAGACCATAAATTAAATCAAGGAGATTGGGAAACCTCATTAAATTTAACTTTAATCCCAAGAACAGACACAGTTAGTAAAATAACAGGAAGCCTAAAGTTTGAAGTTCAAAAAGAAGCGGCTATTGCCCCTGTAAAACCTGCTGAAGATAACAATCCCGTAACTACTTCTAAACTAGGTAATGGTCCTGGATGTCCTGATCTCCCTGGAAAATTAGCAGGCGCTATGGTAACATCTAAAATTAATAATGCTTATGGTGGTTTTGTTAAAGGGAATGAACATTATATAGCTAAATTAGAAAGTGCATATGATAATTTTTTAACTAAAATTAGAAGTATAACCATAATAAAAAATGGAATGAATGGGCGTGCCCTTATAGGAGATAGTTTAAGATCATTTGCATTTCAAAAACAGGCATATGAGGCATGGGTAGCTGGAGGGAAAAAAGGTCCTGTAAAAGCAAATCCTTGTAGTGGATACCATGTAGCAGGACAAGCGGTAGATTTAGATCAAGGAGGATCATATACTAATCTTCAAGGGGTTAAAGTTAAAATAAAAGATGACATACTCTCTCATGGATTATTATATAAATCTTTATATGATGCTGGATTAAGAAGAGTCTCTAATGAATGGTGGCATTGGAGTATAGGAGAAACAGACCACAAAATAAATACCAAATTCCGAGCAGAGGATGGATCCCCAGCAGATTACCCAAATGCAACTCAATACTAAAAACTCTCTATCAAAATATTTATTAACATGCCATACTACCCAAAATCCCAAGTAAAAACTAATTTATATACCTCTGATGGGACCTTTTCTCTAAACAGTCCAAATCAATCCCCTAATCAAACCCCATATTTAGGTTATTACTATAAAACTTCTAATGGAGAAATATTTGCTGGTAAAACCCCAAACATTAACCCACCACAAAAACTCTACCCTGTATTTATACTTTCATATAATGAATCATTCTCATATAATAATTATCCTCCTCAATTTTCTACAACTAACCAAGATGTTATTATACAAAAAACCTTCGAGGCCCAAACAGCCCAATATGATAGCATCCCAGGATCTAATTTCACTAACGCAAGGTTACTCCCTACAACCAACCCAGAACACCCAACAAAACAAGACATTCAAAATGGATATTTTACAAGATATTTTTGTAAAAAAAATAATGAATTAAAATATATTGAAATTGACAAAACTATGTTTACTAAACTTCAAAACCAAGATTCTCAAGTAGCATGGGATTTATATACTCCAACTAGCGTTCAATGGATAATTAAAGGAGATTTAACAAACGTAGCTAGTACAAATTCAACAAATGTTAATGTAGCCTCTAGAAATAGCAATTTTAATGGTTTTAGCCAATTCTTTAAAAGTTACACTCAATATTACGTAGAACCAAATAACAATCCTACTAATTTAAGTTTAAATACTTCCACTTCACCAATTCTCCCCCCTTCTCCTTTAATTAATAATACTCCCCGATTAATTTAAACTTGGAGTTTTAAAGTATTGTTTGTATCTTTAAACCATGTATTGGCTTATAGAAGATATTGAACATATAGAAACCATTTGTCGCATCAAGCATCAAGTAGCTTATGTTGATATCATTCCATGTTCACATAATCTTCATCCTGTTGAAAATGAGGTATGTTCAATATACTTGCGTTTTGAAAACGACAACAAAGGATATATCATTGCTATAAACCATAGCGAAACAATAAACTTTGATTTAGAGATAGTAGAAAGAGTATTAAATAGTATAGAAAATATTTATGTAAGAGATAAAAAAGAATTTTTACATTATTTCCCTATTAAACATTGTTACCAACCCTCACCCTCCCCACATACGTATATACAGCAGTTGACCCAAGCTCACATGCAGTTATACAATAGGTACCCTAATATACAAAATTTAAACACTATTGTACCGATTGTAAAACACTATGAGGTATGTGAACAAAACTATGCTAATTTTGATGATACAAGGTTAAACCCGTTTTACAATAAAGCAGCATTGGTGTTTAATCAACTCGAACGAGCGGGTATAAAGGTGGACAAAACATTATTCGAGCAGTACTTCGATAAAGAGGCAAACGAGTTTATATACACGCAATATAATTTAAATACACTAACAACAAGACCCTCCAACGCATTTGGAGGAATTAATTTTTCAGCTTTAGACAAAAACAATGGAGAAAGAGAATGTTTTATACCGCGCAATGATATTTTTATTGAAATGGATATTAGTGCTTATCATCCTACCCTGCTCGCTAATTTACTCAATTATACTTTTGACAGTAGTGATATTCATGGTAGTTTTGCTAAAATGTATGGAGTGGATTACTCCAAAGCAAAAGAAATCACGTTTCAACAGCTCTATGGAGGAGTTTGGAAAGAATATCAGGAACTCGAATTCTTTCGAAAAGTAATAGCATATACAGATAATTTGTGGGATGAATTTCAACACAATGGATACATCACATGCCCTATTTCAAATCATAGATTTTTAAAAAGTGAACTGGAAAACATGAATCCACAAAAGCTTTTAAATTACGTGTTACAAAACTTGGAGACCGCAAATAATGTTTGTATATTGTATGAAATATTTAAAATATTGCGAGGTAAAAATACAAAACTCGTCTTATATGTGTATGATAGTTTTTTGTTTGATGTAGATGATAACGAGAAAGAATTGCTAGAACAAATAGCAAAAGTAATAAACGATAAAAATCTGCAATTTAAAGTAAAAACAGGTACCAATTATAATAATATAAAATAAGTTATGTATACCACTCTTGAACAACCCACCAATATGTATGATCAATATGATTATAATATCACACTTGATTCACTATTGATGAATAACAGGCTATTTTGCACTTTTTCTTCGTTGAATGATTTAGAATCATTAATAAGTGGACTTTCATCACGTTATACCATAATGTATAATAAAATGTTTGTACTACATATTAAAAGTAATAACGAATATGTTGTTACATATAATGTAGATCAAGGAAATGTAAACGATATTCCTGACAATACTATTTTAGTACATAGAAAAAAAGATTCCAACACACTCTATACAATCAATGCATTAAATGAATTAATTAAAAAATTGAATGGTGGAGCAGTTGACACAAATTACCCAGTGAATTGGCAACATTACAGAAATTGTATATTGTTAACTCAACACAATGAAATTAAGCAACTTAATACAAAGATCTTCAAGATCATTGAATTATAGTTGGCTTATTAAATAAAGGTTATTATATTAAGTTGTAAACAAATAAAATAGTTATATATGAATCTAGATGCAATCAAGAAAAAACTTGAGTCTATGCAGTCCAAACCTACAAGTGGGGGCGCTAACAACCAAACAAAGCGATTTAAACCGCAGATTGGTAAACAAACGGTACGTGTTGTTCCGTTCAAATACAACAAAGAATTTCCATTCACGGAAATGAAATTTTACTACGGTATCGGAAGTAAAAAAGTAATTGCTTCTCCATTAAACTGGAATGAAAAGGATCCAATTGCTGAATTCGCAAAGCAACTTCGTGGTACAAATGACAAGGAAAATTGGAGATTGGCTAAGAAATTAGACCCTAAAAACCGTATTTTCGCTCCTGTAATTGTACGTGGTGAAGAAAGTGAAGGTGTTCAATTGTGGGAATTTGGTAAAGAAATTTTCGAAGCATTTTTGCAAATGGCTGCTGATGAAGAAGTAGGTGATTTCACAGACATCATGATGGGACGTGACATTAAGTTAGTTACAGTTGGACCTGAATCTACAGGAACAGTTTATAACAAAACTACAATTACACCATCAATGAAAACTTCTCCATTATCTGAAAATGATAAGGATTGTGAATTATGGTTAGAGGATCAAGTTAATCCAAAAGAATCTTACAAAATGCTTCCATTTGATGAAATCAAATCCGCACTTGCAGAATGGTTAAATCCTGAAGATGAAAAAGAGGAAGAATTTCCTGCTGATGGAAAATTTAAAGAAGAAGAAAAAACACAATCAAATTACAGTCTATCAACCAAACCGGCGGCTAAAAAATCTAAAGCAGATAATTTTGATGCTTTATTTGAAGAAGACGACGACATGCCCTTTTAATTTAAAATAAGTTATGGCCAAAATAAGAAAATCGCTAACAGAGGCGGCGGACAAAGAACTGAAATCCGCCTTTAGTTTAGATAAATTTAAAGCAAATAAGGGTTTAGCATCAAATGTTAAATTCAAAGAACAAAAGTGGATACCATTTTCACCAGCTTTGCAAGAAGCTTTGTCCATTCCTGGTATCCCTATGGGCCATAATTCAATGGTTAGAGGGAAAAGTAATACAGGAAAATCTACTATGACCATTGAAATAGCAGTTAATGCTCAAAAAATGGGAATATTACCTGTATTGATTATTACAGAGATGAAACATGATTGGAACCACTGGAAAACAATGGGGTTTCAAATGGATGATGTAGTTGATGAAGAAACAGGTGAAATTATAGATCAAAATGGTTTCTTTATATATCGAGATAGAAGCTCATTAAATTCAATTGAAGATATTGCAGCATTTATTATTGATTTATTAACTGAACAGAAGAAAGGTAATTTACCATACGATCTATTATTCATTTGGGATTCAGTTGGTTCAATTCCATGTGATATGTCTATTAATCAAGGGAAAAACAATCCAATGTGGAATGCAGGAGCTATCGCAACTCAATTCGGAAACTTTATTAATCAACAGATTGTAATGTCCCGTAAGGAAAGCTCAAAATACACGAATAGTTTATTTATTGTGAATAAAGTAGGTGTTGCTCCGGCTTTAACTCCTATGTCACAACCTAGAATGACAAACAAAGGTGGAGATACATTTTATTATGATGTTTCATTATGTTTGACATTTGGTAACGTTACAAATGCAGGTACTTCTAAAATTAACGCTGTTAAGGATAAGAAGAAAGTTGAATTTGCATTGCGTACAAAAATTGCCTGTGACAAAAACCACATCAATGGAATTACTACAATGGGAACTATTGTATCAACAGTACATGGTTTCATTAAAGATGATCCGAATGTTATTAAGAAATATAAAGATGCTCATGTAAGTGAATGGGCTGATATTTTAGGACAAGGTACATATTCTGTACAAGAAGACAATTCTGAATGGAATGAGGTTGCTACCACTAATGATCTTTTTGATCCTGAGGAAGTTGATTAACTTGTGATCTTTACCAGTGATATAGCAAAATCCTTTGGGTATATTAATCATGTAGGAAATAGAAACAAACCAAAGAAACCAGATTTATTTGATAACGAAGATTAATATGAAAAAAGACCTCTTAAACCTCCTAGATACTGTACAAGAACATGGAGATGAATTGCCACAATCAGAACGCTACCTGCTAATAGATGGACTCAATCTATTCTTTAGAAACTTTAGTGCTATAAATGCAGTAAATTCAAATGGAGTCCATATAGGGGGTTTAGGAGGATTTTTTCGATCTTTAGGTGCTTTAATTAGAACACTTCAACCAACCCAAGTCTATATGGTATTTGATGGTGTAGGTTCTTCTAATAATAGGAAAAATATAATCCCTGAATACAAATCAAATAGAAATGTATCTCGAATTACTAAACATGAATTATTTGATAATCTAGAAGATGAAGACGATTCTAAAGTAGACCAAATTGTTCGTATAATCCAGTACTTAAAAACTTTACCTGTTAAAACAGTATCGTTACCTAGGGTAGAAGCAGATGATATTATCGCATATTTAAGTAGTACATTGCCTACACAACCCGAAGATAGAGTATTCATAGTATCTAGCGATAAAGATTACCTGCAGTTAGTTAGCGAGAAAGTTATCATCTACAGACCAATTGAAAAAGAATATTATACTACAGATACAGTAAAAGAAAAATTTAACGTTACTCCACACAATTTCCTATTATACAAATTGCTAATGGGTGATAATTCAGATGGTGTAACTGGTATAAAAGGATTAGGATCAAAGGGTTTATTTAAACGATTCCCTGAAATTGCAACAAGAGACCTATCATTTGATGATTTATTAGATATAGCTGAAGCTAAATTGAAAGAACATATAATCTATGCAAGAGTATTACATGATATACCATTGCTAGAAGATAAATATAGGGTAATGGATTTATCCAACCCAATGATGGATGATAAAGATAAAATGTTTATCGATAAGTTTGTCGAAAACACACCACTAAATTACCTTCCAGAAACATTTGTAGAAATGTGTAATGAAGATCAAATCGGAAACTTAATAAGAAATACAGATTATTGGGTTCGCGATGTTTTTAAAGATTTGTTGGAAAAGCAACAATAAAAATGACATTTCCAATTGTTGTTAATATGTATAATAAAACAACATATGGTCATTTATTTAACAACTCATATCCCCACGGGTAAAAAATATATAGGAAAAGATGTATCAAATAGTCCTAGTTATTTTGGAAGTGGAGCTGAAATTAAACAAATAATTAAAACAGAAGGTAAAATTAATTTAGTTAAAAATATACTTGAATATTGTGATTGTAAAGAAAATTTAGCTAAACGAGAAGAATTTTGGTTGCAAAAGTTTGATGTCGAAAACAACCCGATGTTTATGAATAGAACAAATAAAGCTTTTGGAAATAGTGGACTTTCGGATGAAACAAAATTAAAAATTAAAATGTCTAGTTTAGGTAAACCAAAATCTACAGAAGCAAGAAATAATATGAGTAAAGGAAGAACAGGTAAAACTAGAAACCAAACAAAAGTTAGATCAGATAAGGGAAAACCAAGAGGAATTAGCCCATGGATTTCAGAAAGTCTTAAAACTAGAAATAGAGAATCTACCTTTAAACCAGTTATACAATATGATCTAGAAGGTAATATTGTTAGAGAATACAAATCTGCCCAAGAAGCAAAAGACATTACAAATTTAAAAATCCAGAATGCTCTTTTAGGAACTACTAAAACTTCTGGAGGTTATATTTGGAAATACAAAGAATAAATATTATATTTACATTAAATAAAAGTTATTAACAATTTAAAAAATAAAAGTTTTGACCCTCTCTTCAATTGACGAATACGGTCCATCGTTTCAAATGAAAGTAATCTCTTCTTTACTAACACATAAAGAGTTTTTACAAAATATAAACGATGTACTAAGTGATGAATATTTTTCAAACCCTGCACATAAATGGGTTATAAATCAAATCATTCAATATTACGAAAGTTATCATACGGTTATATCCATGGATATTTTAAAAGTTGAAATGAAAAAACTCGATAACGAGGTACTTAAAGTGTCTGTTAAAGAACAATTACGTGAAGCATATAGAGCAGATTTAGAAGATTTAGAATATGTTCAACTAGAATTTTCAACGTTTTGTAAAAATCAACAGCTAAAAAAAGCACTACTAAACAGTGTAGATCTATTAAAAGCCGGTGATTATGACTCAATCAAATATATGATTGAATCAGCAATGAAAGCTGGACAAGATAAAAACATTGGACACGAATATAAAAAAGATACTGAATCACGTTACCGAGAAGATCATAGAACTATTGTACCTACTCCTTGGGAGCAAGTTAATGAATTGGTTCAAGGTGGTTTAGGTAATGGAGATTTAGGATTAATTTTTGGTAATCCTGGAGGTGGTAAATCATGGTGTTTGGTTGCTTTAGGTGGACACGCTGTTAAAATGGGTTACAATGTTATTCACTATACATTAGAATTAAGTGAATCCTATACAGGACGAAGATATGATGCTTTCTTTACAGGAACCCCAGTAGACCAATTAGAAAAACATAAAGCAGAAGTAGAAACATTAACCGCTGAATTACCAGGAGAATTGATTATCCGTGAATACCCTATGGGAAAAACTACAATACATACTATAGAATCTCACATAAAAAAGGTAATTGATTTAGGAATTCAACCTGATCTTATATTAATAGATTATATTGATTTACTTTCAACAAAAAAACGAAATGTTGACCGTAAGGGAGAAATTGATGATATTTATACCAGCACGAAAGGATTAGCTCGAGAACTTAATATACCAATTTGGTCAGTTTCTCAAGTAAACCGCGCAGGAGCTAAAGATGACGTTATTGAGGGTGATAAAGCCGCAGGAAGTTATGATAAAATGATGATTACCGACTTATCCATGTCGTTATCAAGAAAAAAAGAAGATAAAGTTAACGGAACCGGAAGACTTCATATTATGAAAAACAGATATGGAATGGATGGATTAACTTTTCAAGTAGATGTTAACACATCAAATGGTCACATTTCAATTGGAGATCATTACGATGAAGAAGCAGATACCGTTGCACCAAAAAAGCCATCAAATGGTAACTTTGATGATTTAGATAGACAAATGTTAAGTAATAAATTTTTTGAATTAAATACATAAATATAAATAAAAACCCATGCTTTCAAAAGAATCAAAAATCCTAAGTGAAATTACCACCCATTTAAAATATGCAAAATATCAACCCGAAAAAGAACGTAGAGAAACTTGGGAAGAATTAGTAGATAGAAATAAAAA